TGATCAAACCGACGCCGGCCTCCCGGGTGCGCCGGGTGCCGTTGAAAAAGAGGGCCCGCATTTTATAGGCCTCGTACTCCTCGTTGCTCTGATCATAGAGGCGCGGGAGATACTTTTCCCCGCGCTCCTTGACGAACCTACTTCCCTGAATCACGTCCCGGATTTTCTCCCACTCCTCGATTGCAAACAGATAATCCGGGTGCGTCGTGATCTCGGAAATTGTCCCCCCGTCGACGCGTAGGTGATTGAATCGATAGAATGCCATGGCGGGGAGGATATCGTCACGCCTGCCTCCCGACAAGCGGGAAAGCAATGGGATCACTCCTCACCCGCCCGGGCGGCCGCGATCCGGTTCTCGACCTTCTTCTCGACGTTCTCGAGGAGGTGATCGGTCCGGCGGTTCCACTCCGCGATTGACGTGCTCATTTCGCGAACGCATTTCCGGAGGAACTTGATCTCTTGAACCCCGTCCTCGCTTATGAGCTCCGGAGCGACCTTCGCAATAAACCGATCGACGTTCATCGTTTCGTAACGTGTCACGCCGTCGGGATCAATGTTCCGCATTTCGAGCCATCGGCGAATCGGATCGAGGATCTCGAGACGCTGTTTCATCGCGATCACCTGAGCGGCCGCGGCGTCGATCCGGGCCCTCACGCCTTTCGAGACCCGATATCCGAGTTCTTTGTCGGCGGCCTCGCCGGCGAGCCACGTTTCCCAGTAGGCGCGACGCTCCTCCGGTGTCTCCGCCCCGAGAGGTCCGTTGACCTTCTTGTAGAACTGGCGGTGTAGCAGTTGCCGGAAAACGCGCGCGGCGGCCTCGTCGCGGAGGTCCCGGCGCGGCGCCTTCTTGCGAATGTAGAGGACCTTCCCGTTTTTGCTCGTCTCGACCCATCCCGCGGCGTCCGGGATTTCGCTCCGGTCCTTGATGACTCCCGGAGCGGTGACAAACCAGAAATGAGTACACGATTCGAGGTAGTCGGGCCATTTGTTGTCCTTGATGAAATCGGCCCGGGAAACCTTGACCTCGCAAATATGCACGTCCGGCTTGCTCCATGAGGCGGCAACGGCGATGAAATCGGCGCGTTGCCCTTTCTTCCCGACTTGAACCTCCGCGTCGACGTAGTGATCGCGGCCGTATTTCCCGCGGAGGAGGTTGATCAATGTTTGAGCGTGCATCCCTTATTTTTCCTTGCCGCGGATCGTCGCGGCGCCTTTAAAACGACCTTTCCCAGGCAATGAATCTCGCCGGTGTCAACGTTCCCCCATCGGCGCGCGAAGGCGGCCCGGGCGCCGGCGTAGTCCGCGGCGATCACGGTGTCCTCGATCTCATAGAGGACGATCTCCTCGTCAACGTACGCGTCGAGAGGGAGGAGACCCATGCCGGTTTGATAGTCGAGAGGGTTCCGGAGGTGACACCAGTCGCGGCAATAGAACGCCCATCGGTAGAGCGGCGGATCCTCGAAAATGCTCAGTCCGGCGAACGGATCCGGTCCACTACGCAAAATTGCGCATTCGGGTTTGCGGCGTTTCCTCATTCCTGAAAAGAATGATAGAGCTCGTCGCCGTTGTCGATCGCTTCCCAGTCGAGACGGTAGTCCTCGACGGCGCGAAAGAAGGCCTCGGAGAAACCGAACGGTGTCGCGGATCTCGCGTTTTTGGTTTCCGCACTCGCGCCCCCCAGGCGCATTAACCATGATCCCGCGGCGCATACCTTGACCGGTTCCTCGCGACGCTTCTCGAGCTCCGGAAAGTGCCCCCATAGGACGGTTTTTTTCGTGTAGAGATTGCGGCGCTTCGTGAGCTCGATCTCCGAGGCGGTGATCGTATCCCAGGCGGCGCGGAGTGCCTTCTCGCGAACGCTCGCCTCGAGGTCGTCGTCCCCAGGGAGGCGGTCAACGTATCCCGCGAAGTCGCACGGATCGAAGGTGAAGCGCTTCAATCCCTTGAGGGCCTCGACGACCTTCTCGATTCGCCCGGGAGGGTTCTCGAGGGCCCAAAAGTCGGGCTTGAGAAATTCGATCGTTCGAATCCCCTGCAGGACGAGTTCCGCGGCCGCGGCGGTCCTTCCGTCGGCGTCCTTGTCGTTCCACCATCGCGCCCCCGAGACGGTGAACTCCGTGCAGGGAGGCGCAAGGATCACGCCGTCGACGGTGCCGTCCCCGAGGACGTTGTCGATAAGGTATTCGCACGAAAAGTCCGAGATATCGGTCCCATGCTGCAAATCGACCTGAATCACGTCCCATCCGGCATGCCAAAAGGGAGCGCTCCATTCGCCGGTATAATCGAAAAGGGAGAGGAGGGTTCTCATGCGGCCGGCGTAAATTTGAAGGCGTTGAGGGCGGCGACGAACTTATGTGCCTCCGGTTTGAGATACTCTTTCGAGGAAAACCAGTTGAGGGCCTCGATCCGAACGAGTTCAATCGCGTTGAACCTCGAGTAATGAGGCGCGGAGAACGTCCTCGAGGGACAAAACCCTGTGCCCTCGTTCGGTGCGTCGAAATGTTGTCCGACGTACCACGCCCCGCCGTGATAGGCGAGTTCGGCCGCGGCGCGGTAGCGCTTCATTTCCGCGAGGACGATCTCCTCCGCATCGATGAAAACCCCGTGATCGTTTTCCCTTGAGTCTGTCATAGTCTGCGCGCGCACTATGCGCCTTTTCCGGTCCGTGATCAATAGGAAAAACTGAAACGTGACGTCACGTCACATTGCCCCCAGGGAGCGACGCGGATCATTCGTCGCGTAGCTTCTCGATATCTTTCGGCGAATGCGTCGTGTGTCCCCAGGCCTTGAGGAACGCCCCGACAAGGCTCATGACGCTTTGCCGGCGGCGATGAAAGTTCGTCACGCGCGCGTTGCGGTCCTTGAGGGTGTATTCGGCCCTCATTCGCCCGGTGTAGTTTCCGACGTCGGCGGTCCCTGTGCCATCGTTGACGATATCGATCGACCCGAGGACCTTTCGGCGCGGGGACGACTCGTCTCCGCCGGGAATGAGTTCAACGGTTACTCTGATCATGATTCGCGGGGGAGGTCCTGTGACCGGGTTTCGATATCGGTGAGCTCCTTTTCAATGAAATCGATCACGTCTCGACGCGAACTAAAGGAGCATTGTGAGCGGCCGTAATTCCATTGCAGGGTGTAGCGGCCGGCGGCCGGCGTCGCGATCGCGTTGACGGAATCCAAAAGGACGCCCCCGGAGACGCCCTCGACCTTTACCATGACGGAGTGTCCTCCCATGACCCAGGCGCCGGAGCGGGTTCTCGTTACGGTCCCCTCCCGGAGCGGATCAATGAGTTTATAGCGAATGACCGGAGTCCCGACGTCGTGTTTCTCGTTCCACGCGGCCGCCTTCTCCTCGAGGGTTTTAAGGTTCGGTTTGCTCATCGTTCCCCAGGTAGGTATTGCCAGTGTTTGACGTGAACTCCGCGGCGCCCGTCGTCCGTTGCCCAGTATCCGGCATGCGGCGCCGGGTAGTGATGAAAGCGGCCGATATCGATTCTCCCCTCCTTTGTCATGACCGCAACGCGGCGACTCCACCGTTCGGCGAGGACGGTGATCCCGGGCTCGTCAAGGAGTGCCGGCGGAGGATCCTCGCCGTCTTTCCAGTCGGAGGCCTCCTTGATCATCGCGACGACGATCCCGAGGGCATCCTCGATCGAGTCCGGGAGACTGGCGTACCCGTCCGCGAACCGGTCCTCCGGGAGCAACGCGAGGATTCCCTCGATCGCGAGGGCCTCGTCACGGGTGCGTGCTCCCGGGAGGAGCTCGTCGGCGTCGGCGTCTTCCCATTCGAAGGGTTGCGTCATCCATGACTCGTAACGCTCCTCGACCGTCTGAGCGGCCCGGGGAATGTGTTCCCATTCGGAATAGCAGTTCGTGACCCGGCGACTCCCGGGAGCGAACTTGACGACGATATCGCCGACGGCGCCGGCGTGACGGTAGGTCCCCGCGGTGTCGGCGATCTCGACGACGACGCCCCGGCAAACGCTCCCGGGTTTCTCCGTTCGAATGACGCTCCCGATCCGGATCGGGACGCCGGCGCGGTCAACGATCGGGATCTCGATCGTCTGAGTAATGACGTGAGGAGCAAGATCACTCATGATTCGCGCCCTCCCTTTTTTTCGTCCATTTCGAGGGCGGCGGCGAGGATCTCGATCGCGGCCATAGGGTTCCCGTCGGCATTCGCGTTTTTCGCCATCGCGATTGCTCCCGAGAGAGGGCTCGTTGTCTTGAGGCGGCGCATTGCCTCGCGAACGAATTCCTGCAGGCGTTCCGATCGTTCGGGCCATGCGTCCCCGTGTAGGAGTTTCACCGCCCCGGCGGATTCCATGAGGGTTTGAATCGTTTTGCCGATATCGCGGCCTGAGTCTGAGATAATGATCATGATGCGTTGAAAATTGATTTGATGATATCGAGGGCGGCCCGGAGCATCGGGATCCCGTTCGCTCGCCAGTCGGCGACGACAAGAACTCCCGAGAAAAACCCGATCACGATCGTCGCGACGGTGTAGGCGATGATCTCGAGCCATTTCGTGACCTTCTTGCTCATCGGTTGCGGCCTTTCCGTTTCGATTTGTGCGACCGATCGCCGGCGCGGTGATTCGATATCGACCGGATCGATCGACGGCGGAGGATCTCCGCTTTGACCGCGGCAACGAATCGATCGGTTTCCTCCCCCTGGGGGAGCTCGCCGGCGTCGTAATCCTTCGCGATCCGCTCGAGAGACTTCTGAGCGATCTTTCGGAGGTTGACGCGAACGCTCTTTTTCGGCGGATCCGGCGGAGGCGGAGTCGCCCCCACTTGATAGGCGGCGCGCTGTATTGCCTCGAGGCTCAACGGGTTCAACGCGGCCTCGCTTGATTCCCCGATCACGATGACTTTGCCCCCGAGGACGTCCTCCGGTGCGGGTGTCCCGAGGAGACTGTTCGCTTGCACGGGGATCGCGTCGGGAAAGGTCCTCCGGTCAACGATCACCCCGTCGGGTGTTACCCCGGCGAACCCGGATTTGATGAGTTCGACTTTCGCCTCGAGGACGGCAAGGCGGTCCTCCGTAGCCTTCAAATTTTCACTGTTCATAGTATCCTGATCTTTCTCGTTCTGCTTCCTGTGCCCAAAATTCCGCTTCGTCCCGGTTCCGCTGTGCCGCGGCCTCCTCGAGGGCGGTGAATCGCCTGATTTGCTCCGGTGAGCGCGTGAGACCGTGCGCGTCGTAACATTTCGGATCCCCTACGGCGCCGCACGTCGGGCACTCGGGACAAATACAGTCGTCGACGACCGTCGCGCAAACGTAACAAATGCCGTCGTCGTCGTCGCCTGGGACGCTCGAGCATCCGGGAGGGTAACTTGATGCCATTACAAGGGCCCTCCCTTCTCCGCGCTCTCTCCGGTGATCCCGGGATACCCCTCCTTGAGATCGAGGTCGATTCGCTGAGCGACGGCGATCCGTCCGAGGAAATCCTCCTGTCCGCGTCCTTCGCTTTCCTCGAGCATCTTGCGCCGCTCCGACGGCGCGGCCCGCCTCACAAGTTCGACTGCCCATGCGTGAAGGCTCATGATCGGTTTCCCGAGTCCGTAAACGGTTCCGTCGAGTTCATCCGTTGCGAGAGTGTATTCCGCCCCAGTCTGGACGCTTCGAACGACGTCGCCGGCGCGAAACTTGAGGTCCTCGAGCGTCTCCGCCTGGGGAGTTTCCCCCCGGGCCCGGTGAGCGGCGAGAATAACGTCCTGAGAGCTCGCCGGCGCGCCTATCTCCTTGAGGAGTTGCAAGGCGCCTTGCATGAGGAACTTGTCGTCGGCGGTCTCCTGTCTCAATCGGGCGATCTCCTCGCCTGGGGATCCGGCGGGAGGTGTCGCGCCATCCTGTGCCGCGATCCATGCTTTGAGAACGATGAGGACCTCGGCACGCTGAGCGTTCGAGGCGAATCGAACGGTCCCCTCCGGATTGAAAAAGGGAAAGGTGAGGATACAGAATCCGGTCCCCTCCGGTAGGAACTCACTGATCACCTTGCAAAGGGCGGTGACGTCGGAGGCGTCGAGGTCCTTGTCGTCTCCGATCATTGACGCCGGCGTCGGCGTAGCGGCCGCGGTGAGTTGCTCGATCGTCGGAGCGTGCTCGTTGAATCCGAACGTCGGGACAGGCGCCCATCGTTTCCGCCCCGTCGGGATCCTGATAACGTTCATCGGTCCGTTGCCTCGTTGCGTCGGTTCGGCCCCGAACATAATTTCGGCCATTTCGACCTCGAGGACGGGTTTCGGCGAGTCCTTGAGATACATCGCCCATCGGAGGTTTGCAGTCGGGAACCATTGTCCCCCGTTATCGTTTTGCGGTTCTTTTGCCATATCTGTTGATCGGGTTGTTTGAAGGCTCAACGCTCCATTGCGCGAACCTGGGAAAAGTCACGTCCCGCGGCGCGCGCGGCGGCCTCGAGCGAGGAAACGCTGTGATCGCGCCCGAACGTCTCGAGGAGACGCCGCCGGAGTTGCTCCGTGTTCACCATAGGGAGGCGAGGGGGGAGCGGGGAGGTCGTTTCGATTGTCATGCCGTAACAATGCGCCTTTTCCGGTCCGCTTGCAAGGGCCATTTCAGGCACTACGCAATTTTGCGCATCGGAGTTAGATCCCCTTGACCCGCACCCGGCGAACGGAGCGATCGACCCGCATTGTTCCGTAGGTGATCGCGTCAAAGGCGTGATCGTCGGCATCCGTGTCAACGTCCTCAATGTCGTCCTTGTCCCTGGGGAGGACGGGGATCGTTTCGATTGCATGCCGGCACGTCGAGAAAAACCGGATCCCGGGCATTCCTTTCGGATCGAGGCGGTTCGGCGCGAGGAGGCGGTGAAGGTTTTGCACCCGGTGAACCCGGGATCCTGCCCATTTCGGCGACGGTGAGACCGGGAGTCCGAGGGCCTTGAGTTGATTCCCCCGCGGCGTCGTGCTTTGCCCAGTGTTCGAAAAGGCGGCAAGGTCCATTGTGCAAGGAACCCGTGTCATTAAGGCGGCGTGTCTCATGACCTGATCCCGCTCGATTCGAGGGATCCTCGCCTCGATATTCTTGACCCGCTCCGCGAACTCCTCCGGGAGCATTCGCGCGCGGTAGAGCTCCGCGACGACGTAAAGCGTTTTGATCTCCGGATCCTCCGCAATCCAATAGTAGGCGGCCGGCGCGGCGAACCCGTCGTCCGCTCCCGCAAACATTTTCCAGTGAGCGGGGATCGGGAACGGTGCCATTTCGTGAAGGTGCCTCCGCCATACTTCCCCGTACATCGATCCGGCGACGATATCCCAATCGCCCTCTTTCATCGCCCGAACGAGGACGGGATCCCCGAGGGCCTCGAGGCGATCCGCATAATCGGGATCGTTTTCGAGCATCGCGGGATTGTCCTCGAGGCGGGCGGGGATATAGACCCGCCTCATTCCGCCCTCCGCCTTGTCCTGTCTCACGATCCTCATCGGCCCCTGGGAGACGAAAGTCCTCTTGACCCAAACGTGACCGATCGATCCCGGGTTCGTCCCGGCAATGATCCGCGGGAGCTCCTCCTTGAACTCATCGGGAACCTTGAGGCCTCCCAGTCGAACGCGGCCGCGGAGGTATCGATATTCGTCCTCCGTGAAGTGAGTGAGCTCGTCAATGAGGAGGATATGAATCTCCGCCCCCTGGTATTTCCGGAGCGTCTTCGCGTACTGCAGGTGACAAAGGTGAATTTTGCTCCCGGTGTCGTGAAAGCGGATCTCGTTTTCGACGATCGTCACTTTGCCGGCGTTGACGAGAGGAGCGAGGAGCTCCGGGAAACTCGTCGGGCCTTCCATGTGGTTCAATTTCAATTCGCCGTAGGATCGCCGGAAAAGGTAGATTTGAACGCCGTTGATCGCCTGAGCGTAGCGGATCGCGGCGGCCCGGAGGAGGTGACTCTTTCCTCCGCCGGCGGCGCCCCCATAAAGGAGCTCGTCCGCGGGACAGGTGAGGGCCTTCGCTTGTTGACGCTGTAGCTTGAGAACGACGCTCATTTGTCCGGATCCCCGGCGTCGCCCTCGAGGAGGTGAGCGGGGAGCTCGCTCCCGGAGCGCGCAACAAAGGCGGCCTCCGCCTCGACGTTGTCCGCCTCGTTCCATACGTCCGCGGCGTTCTCGATAACGATCGTGACCGCGGCGCCTTTGACTTCCCCGGAATGCTCGAGGGAGACAGGTTTCCCGCCCGGGCCTGAATGCTCGAGGCGGTGACGGGGACTCCACCGATCGGGAAACCGGCGAGCGAGGAGCTCGAGGAGATCCCGGGCGGTCCCCTTCGCGTTGATCTTGCGGAGGATCTCGATCTCGCTCTCCGCCGTCGCCTCCGTGACGCGTTTGAGAAAGCGGCCGTATCGAGGGTGATATTCCGGGTGCTCCGGGTTCCCCCACTCGAGCCACCGATAAAACGTTTTCTCGGAGATCCCACCGGCGGCCGCGGCAACGCAGTTGAAATGCCCTTCCCGGATCCGCGCGACGATCCTGTCGGCGCGCTCCGCGGTGAGTTTCGATTTCGGTCCTCGCCGGCGCGGGTTTCGTTTCTCCATTTCGCGCAACGATGGCACGGCGGCGGGACCTTGTCACGCCCTCGGAGCGTCTTTTTCGGTTCAATTGTCGCGGCGCGCGCCTGATCCGGTCCGTGTATCGGCCTTTAGACTGTCATGATTTGCGCGAACGGGTGTCAACGAGAGCGCTCGTCTCGACCCATCGGGGACGACCCGCGACGCGGGATCCTTTGAATTTAGCGAACCGGCGATCGTGAGAGACCTCGATAATTTCGCCCCACCAACACCCCCGCCCGGTTTGCCTCTTGACCGCGAAAAAGTAAGCGGCATGCTCGCCGGCGTGAACGATCTCCACGGGAGTTTTCTTCTTGCGGCTCATCGCTTCAATTTGTCGACGACCTTCTCCCCCGCACACCAATGACAGGTGGCGGTATGTGAGCGCGTCGCCGACTTCCGGAGCTTCCCGGTGCCACCGCAAACGACGCATTCCTGTTTGTTCGGATCCGCGGCGGGTTCGGCGCCGGCAAACGGAGGAACCGGGTAATCGGCGTCAATGATCCGGGGAGATTCCAAAGGAGCGCGGCGATACCACGGCGCGTCCCGGACCGCGATCGCCCAGGCGGCGATATCGGCGAGGCTCATTTCGAGTTCGTCCGGCCGGAAAAAGGTGATCACGTCCCCGCTCGAGACGTGAGTCCCGTCGAGGCGGTATCCGTTGAGGTAGGCGTGATCCCGCTTCCTGATCTGCCCGTCGGCGTCAAGGTCCCGGCATTCGAAATAGTAATATGGTTCCCGGTGTCTCTTGATGCCGGCGAGGGTATCGGAAAAGAGCGGTTCCGTTGACGGTCCGAGGATTCTCTCGATCAAGTACGGCCCGGTGCCGTAGTTCGTGACGACGATCGCCCCGAGGAGGACGTCCCGCCCTTTCGGCTTTTTCGGTTTGTCTGTTTTCGGTGTCTTCATGAGGGAGAGGGAATGTCGAGGACATAGGAGGCCTCCTCCGCTGCCTCGATCGTGCGATTGATGAACCGGAGATATCCCCGGGTAATGTGACCGATCAAATACGTGAATGCCTCGTCATTGACCCACCCGAGGCGGCCGCCGTGCGTCGTGTATTCGATGCCCTTGCGGAGAGCAATGTGAAACGTGATGTGAGCGGCCTCATGAGCAACGGTTCCGATTTCGCTAACGCAATCCGGCTTTTTCGGCATCCATAGGCCGGCGTCCCCCGAGGTCCTCGAGGAGAAAGCGACTCCGACGGGAGGAACCTCCCTTTCCGTGCCCTCCTTTGCGTGTCCTACGGTCTCCCGGGTGTCGTCGTCCCCGTAGTTCAAGAGACGGCAAAACTCGCGCGCAAAGGCCTCCTGAGTGCCTCCCACCCCGAACACTACGCCGACGTCGTAGAGCTCGATCGAAAAAACGTCGGTTTGAAGCTCAGTCGGTTCGCTCATGCTTTGACGATCGCCGGCG